TAGGTGCAGACCTAGGCCGTGGCGCTGGTGTGCTGAGAAACCGTTCAACCTCTGGCGGCATTAGTGGTGGGCTTGGTGCCGCCAGCAGCATGGCCCCCGTGCCGGTGTTCGTGACCAATCTGGGCGCCCTGGGTGGCGGTGGATCGACCGGTCGCAACGGTGGCATGCGCAGGGGTGGCGGCTTTACACCGCCCACTACCCGTACGGGCGGCAGCCCTTCAGCGCCGCCGAGCGCATCACGGCCTACGCTTTCCAGCCGTGCGCTTAGCGCCGCGTCAAGAGTGGGAAACGGTTCAGCCGTCGCGGTTGGCCGTTCGCTGCCTGCCGTCAGTACTGTGCTAGCGGCTCAGGGCATCGGTGGGCTGATCGAAGACGCGGTGGAGCGTACCGAAACCGGCGGCAGGATCGGCAACTACGTAGAGCTGGCTAGAGAAACCGCCAAGCAAACTGTAATGGAGTATGGGCGGAATTCAGTGGATACCGTCCGTGAAGCTGGCGAAAGCGTGCTGAGAATCTTCGTTGATCAGGATGGCCGAGTGAAAGACGCCCGCGCTGAGCGGGGTCAGGGCGGGCCGGAGATTGATGTGGATCTGGGTAACTGGGGGACGTGGCCGTGAGATTAGCTCTCGAATTGTACGTAGGTGTCGCGGTCGCTGTTGCCTTCATGGCCACATATTTCTGCCGCTTGTGCCTTTTGGGTCAGCCAACCGTCATTGGACATGAAGTAATCAAGCGTGTGACCAGAAGCTTCACCGCCATCCTCGGCGAGCGTGGCCTGGAAGCGTACCTCGTACTCCCAATCATATTCATCGGCACGGTATGGCATTGGCTCCCAAAGCTCCGTTTTAGCGATTTCAACTCGCTCGGAATGGGTAGTGAACAGCGCCTGACAATCATCTTTAAACCGCTCAAGTGCGTCCGCCGCTTGTTGCATCCGTTCTTCGGAAGTACCTGTAGGCGCGTCAATTTCAAACGACGCCTGGGTCAGCCCTTCGGATGCAGCCATTGCCACGCTGAAGTTGGTGCCAAGCACAACCGCCGCACCCAAGTATTTAATGCATTTCATTCTTTTTTCTCCGTGTATCACAGGAGCATAGCGCAATGAGCTGGCGTGATCGAATCGGCGATGGTATTGCCGTGTTTCGCGGCGTCACCCTGTACCTTGAACGCGGCTCGATAAGCCCTGGCCGCCGTGTGCAGGTGCATGAATACCCGCTACGCGATGAGCCCTACGTGGAAGACCTGGGGCGCAAGGCCCGTGAGTGGCAGATTACCGGCTACCTGCTGGGCGAAGATTATGATGTCGAGCGCAACCAACTGGCGGAGGCGCTAGAGCTGCCCGGCGCGTTTGAAATGCGCCACAGCTACTACGGCACCCATCGCGTGGTGCTGATCGACGATCCCCGCATTACCGAAACCACCCGCGAAGGCGGTATGGCCCGTGTGAGCTTCACGGTGCTGCGCGCCGACGATGCCCCGCGCTACCCTCTAGCCGTGGCGGATACCCAGCAAGTGGTCGGTGCCGTCGCTGAGTCGTCACGCCTGGCGATTCTGGATGAATTCATCGCCGCTTACGAGATCGTCGAGCTGGCCGTTGACCGCGTCGAGGCCATTGAAGCCACGATCCTGGGCGCGATCAGCGAGATCGAAGGCATCATCGGTGGCGTCACCGGCACCATCAGCCGCTTGATACGTACGCCCGCCGAACTGGGCGCGGCGATTCTTTCCAGCATTGGCCAGATCAAAAACATGTTCGGCGAGCCTAGCCGCGCGCTGGGGGTTTATCGCGCGATGTTTGGCACTAGTAACGGCCAGGTAGCCACAGTGCCGCCAAGCGCACCCGTGCCCCAAGCCACCCAGATTCGCGCTCAAAATGCCGCCGTCGCCTTGGTGCGCCGAGCGGCAGCGATTGAACTGGCTGCTGCCAGTGCTGAGTGGCGTTACCCCACGCGGGAAGCCGCCAGCGAAACATTGGAAGCGGTGCATCTGGGCATTACCGAGCAGATCAGCGGCAGCGTGCCACCACTACCACAAACCACTCAACGCTTGGTGAGCTTGCGCGCCGCTGCCGTGCAGGATCTCCGCCGTCGCGGTACCGCGCTGCCTTCTCTCAAGTACTACACCCCCGGTGCGCGCCTGCCTGCCTTGGTGCTGGCCCACCGCCTCTACGGCGACGCCCGCCGCGACGGTGACATCATTAGCCGCAACCGAGTGCGCCACCCTGGTGATGTACCCGCTGAGCGGTTGGAGGTGCTGAGTGAGTGAACTTGCGCTGATCGTTGACGGCACCCGCCACCTGGGCTGGAAAGAGATCCAGATTCGCCGCAGCTTGGATGCCATGGCGGACAGCTTCGAGTTGGTGCTCTCTGAAAAGTGGGCCGAGCGCGACGGCTCTATCACCGAACCGCGCCGACTGCGCACCGGGGCACCGGTGGTGGTCGAGATCGACGGCGAGCCAGTGATCACTGGCCATATTGACGACGTACTACCCAGCTACGACGCCCGCTCGCACAGCTTGGTGGTCTCGGGCCGTTCCAAAACCGCCGACCTGGTCGATTCATCCAGCACTGCCCAGCCCTGGGCAACCGGCCAAACCGTGCTGCAAGTTGCCCGCCGTGTGGCCGAGCCGTTCGGCATTGAAGTCATAGCCGAGGTCGACGTTGGCGCACCGCTGCGGGCGCTTGAAGTCGAGCCGGGACAAACCTACGGCGAGGCATTGATACAGATCGCCAGCTACCGCGCCCTGTTATTAGTCGCCGATGAGCAAGGTCGCCTGGTGATCACCCGCCCACCACGCGCCACGCTTAAAACAGAGCTTGCCCTTGGCGAAAACATTCGCGTGGCCCGTGGCCGGTTTTCCGACCGTGACCGCTTCGGCGAGGTCATCGTCCAGGGCCAAGGGGCTGCTGATGACACTTGGTATGGTGCCCCGGCCAGCGGCGCCTCTGGCCGTGCCAAAGATGACGGCATCAAACGACACCGGCCCACGCTGGTGCTCTGCGATACCAGCACCGACTCATCATCTTGTAGCCAGCGTGCCGAGTGGGAAGTGCGCCGCCGCTGGGGCCAATCTCGCGGCATTACCTACACCGTAGCGGGCTGGCGCCATCAAGACGGCCTATGGCGCCCCGGTGACCTGGTGCCGATTCGTGATCAATGGATGTTCGATGAGCCCGTTGAATGGCTGATTACCGAAGTGCAGCTGCTGCTCGATGAGCGTGGTGAACGCGCGGAGATCCGCGTTGCCCCGCAAAGCAGCTACGACATTGAAGCCGCACCAGAACCGGAACGGGAGAGCGACGTATGGTAGGCCGCGAGACAACCAAGCTGCTCAGCCCCCTGTGGCGTCGGCTGCGCCTGTTGATCAGCCGCGCCGTGGTGACGCGCACCGACAGTGCCAAAGGGCTGCAAATTCTCCAGCTCGACCTACTGCGCGATGAGACCCGCGAGGTAGAGCACATCGAGCCGTATGGCTTCACCGCTCGCCCGCTGCAAGGGGCCGAAGCCATCGCCGCTGCTGTGGGCGGTGCCCGTGGCCACCTAGTGGCGTTGCTGGCCACCGACCGCCGCTATCGCAAGAAAGGGCTAGCTGAAGGTGAAGTCGCTCTCTACACGGATGAAGGCGATGAATTGGTGTTTAAGCGGGGCCGCATCGTGCGTTTAAAAGCCGGTTCAGCAGTGGAAGTGACCGCACCAGAGGTAACGATCAACGGCAATCTGAACGTGACAGGAGACGCTGTTATCGGTGGCAAGTCATTCCTCGGTCACCGTCATCCTGGTGACTCAGGCGGCACAACAGGGGAACCGATCTAATGGATATTACGCTGGACGACGTCGACGGGTTATTGGATTTGGCACTGATCGACGGCGACCTGGCCACCGACGACGGCCTGCGCACTGCCGTAGCGCTCTCGCTGCTGTGCGATCGGCGCGCCGAGCCAGACGACATCATCCCCGATGGCACCGACAACCGGCGCGGCTGGTGGGCCGATGCCATCGCTGATGAAGACGGTGACCGTTGGGGCAGCCGCCTGTGGCTGTTAAACCGTGAAAAGACGCTGCCGGAAGTGCGCCGCCGTGCCGAGGCCTACGCCCGCGAGGCGCTCGCCTGGTTGCTCGAAGATGGCATAGCGACCGAGATAGACGTTACCGCTGAGACCCTAGGCCGCGACGTGCTCTGGCTACGCCTCATCATCAAACGCGGCGATGGCAGCCGCCTCGCCGACCGTTACCAGTACGTGTGGAGTTAATATGCCCTGGCAATCCCCAACGCTAACCGAGCTTGCCGACCAGATCCGCGCCGATATGCGCGGACGGCTCCCAGATGCCAATCCTGCGCTACGCCGCGCCATGCTGCGTGTGATTGCCGATGTGGATGCGGGTGCCGTGCATGGCCTGTACGGCTATCTCGCCTGGCTGGCCAAGCAGCTGATTATCGACACCGCCGAGGCTGAATGGCTGGAACGCTGGGCCAGCATCTGGCGCATCTACCGCCAGGGCGAAGTCGCGGCCACCGGCCCGGTGTTGCTCAACGGTAACCCCGGCGGGCAGCTGCTGGCGGGCGAGGAGTTCGAGAAAGACGGCATACGCTACACGCTTGATAGCACCGTTACCCTGGACGAAAGCGGCCAAGCGACCGGCGATGTGATCGCCGTTGATGCTGGTGATGAAGCCAACCTGGCCGCCGGTGAAACCCTACGTCTGGTGCGCGCCGTTAGCGGCATTGATGGCGAAGCCACCGTGGGCGTTGATGGCCTTACCGGCGGGGCCGAGCAAGAGCGCGACGATCGCCTGCGTGAGCGCCTGCTGGAGCGCATTCAACGCCAGCCTCACGGCGGCAACGCCGACGATTACATCATGTGGGTGCGCGAAGCCCACCCCGACATCACTCGCGTCTGGGTCTCTCGCCACCAGCCCGACATCGGCGAAGTCACCGTGCGCTTCGTGTGCGATGACTTGGCCGACATCATCCCCACCACCGCTGTGGTTGAAGCGGTGGATGAGTACGTGGACGACGTTCGCCCCGTAACGGCACGCGGCTTCTATGCCGTTGCCCCCGAGGCTTCACCCTTGAACTTAGCTATTCGCCTCACACCGGACACTGCCGTAGCGCGCAGCCGCGTGCAAGCCGCGCTGGATGACTTCCTCGGCCAGACCGCCGAACCCGGCGGCACCCTCTACCGCGAACAGCTCTCGGGCGTGATCTACGTCGCCGCTGGCGACAGCCGCCATGAGCTGGATAGCCCCTCAGCCGACGTCACCCACGGTGTTAACGACATCCCCGTGCGCGGAGCAATCTCATGGCTCTAACCCGCGACGATTATGCCGATCAGCTCAATGCGCTAACGCCGCCAGGCCGCGCGCTGCCACGCGAGACAAACAGCCAATGGCAGCGGCTCACCCAGGCCCGAGCGGGGGCGTTTTCCCGTGTGGACGGGCGCGCGGCGTCACTGCATGAAGAGGCCGACCCGCGTACCACCTCGGAGCTGCTACCCGACTGGGAGCGCGTCACGGCCATGCCCGACCCCTGCGTTATTGGCGAGCAAACCGTTAGCGAACGGCAAGACGCCGTGGTGCGCGTGCTCACTGGCACCGGCGGCGCATCACGACCCTACTTTATTGGCCTCGCAGCCGATCTCGGCTATGACATCGAGGTCGAGGACTACACCGCCCACACCGTCGGCAGTGACGTTAGCGAGCCAATACGCAGCATCGACTGGCGCTGGGCTTGGACCATCCGCGCCGCCGAAGAAACCGTGCGAGCGCTGACCG